GAAAAGTTATGAACATTCTAACCGAACTCACCTCGCTTTTATCGCCGATTTTGCCTGTGGAAACAGGCATTTTTTCCGCCAAAGCTCCCGACGAGTATATCGTTATCACGCCGATGGCGGATGTGTTCGAGTTTCATGCGGATAATATTCCTCAGTTCGAAACGCAGGAGGTGCGGATTTCGCTGTTCTCAAAAGGCAACTACCTCAGACGGAAACAGCAAGTTACAAAATCTCTACTGTCGGCGGAGTTTAGCATAATTTCACGCCGATATATCGGTCACGAAAGTGACACCCAATACCATCACTACATCATTGATGTAGCAAAAACTATGAATTTGGAGGATTAACAAATGGCAACTATTGGTTTAGATAGATTACATTATGCACCAATAACCGAAGCCGCAAACGGTGAAGAAGCCTATGGCACACCCGTTGTTTTGGCAAAAGCAATATCAGCGGAGCTTTCGGTTGAGCTGTCCGAGGCGACACTTTACGCCGATGATGGACCCAGCGAGATTATTAAGGAATTTAAGGGTGGCAGCCTCACCCTCGGCGTTGACGTTATCGGTCGTGCGGCCGCTGAAAAGCTCACAGGAGCAACCACTGACCGCAATGGGGTGTTGATTTCTGCAAGTGATGACGGTGGTAGCCCTGTTGCTATCGGTTTTCGTGCAAAGAAAGCAAACGGCAAATACAGATATATTTGGCTCTACCGTGTTAAGTTCGGTGTGCCATCAACTTCTTTGCAAACCAAAGGTGACTCTATTGCGTTCCAAACGCCGAGCATCGTTGGAACTGTATCTCGTAGAAACAAACTTGACACCCGTGGCAGGCATCCGTGGAAATGTGAAGTCAATGAAGATGATGACGGCGTGGCTACAACGACCATTACCAATTGGTACAGTCAAGTATACGAGCCATCATTTAACGGAGTTTCAGGCGCATCTGCAATGACCGTCTCTACCGAAACAAAGGAGGACGCTGACAATGGCAAAAAGTAAAGCACCACAAAATGAATCTCGCTCAACTTTAATCACGATTGGTGATGCGGAATATGAGATGATTCTCACTACTCGTGCTACAAAAGAAATCGCCGGACGATACGGCGGGCTTGAAAACCTCGGTGAAAAACTGATGAAAGCTGACAATTTTGAGATGGCTCTTGAGGAAATCTGCTGGCTGATTGCACTTTTGGCGAACCAGTCAATCTTGATTTTCAATCTGAGGAATAAGGATAAGCCGAAAGACCTCTTAACCGAAGAGGAAATCGAACTTTTGACCTCGCCCCTTGATTTGGCAGAATACAAACTGTCAATCACAGAAGCTATGTTCAAAGGCACAAAACGCAATATTGAAAGTGAAGGCGATGAATCAAAAAACGGCAAAGTCGAGTAGATGATGAGGTTACATTTACTCGACTTTATTATTACGGAACAGTCCAACTGGGAATGAGCGCAGATGATTTTTGGCTCACTCCACTCGGGCTGTTTATGGATTTATGGGAATGTCACAAGCAGTATGTTGGCATCGCAACACCGAAAGTAGAACGATTTATTGATGATGTTTTCCTTGATGGAATTTAACTTTTGCGAACGGAGGTGAGGTAACGTGGATATCGGTCTAAGACTGGGAATCGAGGGTGAACGACAGTTCAAATCAGCACTGCGTGATATAAACCAGTCGTTTAAAGTGTTGGGCAGTGAAATGCAACTCGTGACTTCCGAGTTCGATAAGAACGACAAGTCCATGCAAGCCCTCGCCGCCCGCAAAGGTGTTCTCAACAAGGAAATCGAAGCACAAAAAGGCAAAATCGAACTGCTCAAGGATGCACTTGCTAATTCTGCCGAGAGTTTCGGTGAAAACGATAAACGTACCGAAAATTGGCAAATCCAGCTTAACAAGGCAAAAGCCGAACTCAACGGTATGGAGCGTGAACTTGAAAACAATGAGAAGGCTCTTGACGGTGTGGGTGATAGCATGGATAGTGCCGCCAAAAGTACAGACGGTTTGGGCGGCGAGCTTAAATCCACAGGCGAAATTGCTGATGATACAAGTAAACGTTTCGATGGCTTGAAAGGTGTCCTCAATGGGATGGGTGCTGCTATGTGTGCGGCAATGGCGGCAATCGGTGCATCTGCAGTCGCAGCAGGCAAAGGGCTGTACGACATGGCAACCGATGCCGCCTATGCGGGTAACTCTATCAATCAAACCTCCGTGCAACTCGGAATGTCACGCCAAGCAGTACAGGAATGGGACTATGTTCTATCCCAAAATGGTGCATCACTTTACAATCTCTCATACGGTATGCGCCGTGTGCAGGGTGCAATGGGTGACCTTCGTGAGGACGGCGGCAAAGTAGGACAAGCGATTTCACGTCTTGGACTGGACTTTGATGAAGTTCGTAATAAATCTCCTGAAGATGCTATGAACGCTATTGTTACGGCATTTCAAGGAATGGAGGAAGGTGCGGATAAGACTGCACTCGCTTTGCAGATTTTTGGTCAACGTGGCGGTATGTCACTAATCCCTATGCTCAATACAAGCACTGAAGCTACCGGTGCACTGCGACAGGAAGCTCACGAATTGGGCATGGTTATGGGCGATGATGCACTTGATGCAAGTGTTAATTTCACAAACAGCATGAACACCCTGTCTCGTACTTTCGGTGGAGTGAAAAACAATATCGGTTCACAACTTCTGCCGGGACTGACCATGATAACAGACGGCCTTACAGATTTAATTGCGGGTAACGAAGATGCAGCGGAATCTATCAAAGCGGGTGCGACCGAAATTGTAAACTCCATATCGGAAGTGCTACCACAAATCCTCGGAACACTTACAACGGTAGTGGGCGTAATTGCGGAAATTGCACCGGACATTATCTCGACACTAATTACAGGCATCACCGAAAATATTCCGCAACTTATCGGAGCAGTATCGGGGATTATAAACGCATTACTACAAGGAATCGGTCAAGCGTTGCCCGCCCTAGTTGAGGGTGCATTGGAACTGGTGCTTGCTTTGGTGGAGGGCATTCTAAATAACTTGCCCATGCTATTGGAAGCCGCCATTCAAGTGGTGGTCACTCTTGTGCAAGGCATATCGGAAGCACTGCCACAACTTATTCCGGCAATAGTTGAAGCATTGGTCACGATGGTGCAGGCACTCATTGATAATTTGCCGATGATTTTGGATGCGGCACTTCAACTTATCATGGGACTTGCAGAAGGAATACTTGAAGCACTGCCTGTGCTGATTGAAGCTCTACCCGAAATTATAATCGGAATTGTGGAGTTTCTGATTGATTCTATCCCGATAATCATTGATGCAGGGATTGACTTGCTGACTTCACTGGTGGAAGCCTTACCCGACATTATCGCTGCAATTGTGGAGGCAATTCCGCTTATCATTGATGGAATCCTTACTGCTGTGTTCGGTTCAATTCCGCAACTCATAGATGCAGGCATACGACTCTTAGTTTCACTGGTTGAGAACCTTCCTATCATAATAATGGAAATCGTGAACGCTATTCCACAGATTATTGAGGGCATCACTTCTGCAGTAATCGGTGCAATCCCCTTGATAATTCAAGCAGGGGTTGAGTTGTTCATATCATTGATTCAGAACCTGCCTGCTATCATCATTGAACTTGTATCCGCAGTGCCGCAAATAGTCAGTGGGCTGATTGATGCATTCATGAGTTTTATCAGCAGCTTTGCTGAAATCGGGCTGAATATGATTCGTGGTTTATGGGACGGCATCCGCAACGCCGGAGCATGGCTCCGTGACCAAATCACAGGCTTTGTGCGTAACACTCTCGGTGGATTGGCTCGTTTTCTCGGCATCAACTCGCCATCGCGCTACATGGCTGATTTATTCGGCAAAAACATGGCGGCAGGTATCGGCGTTGGTTTCGAGGATGAGATGCAGGAGGGGTGCAAAACCATGAAGGATGAAATCCCGACGTCACTGGATGGACCCGACATTGACCTTGACGGCAATATCAACTCAGCTCTTTATGGAGCAGGCGCGGCTGTCACTCTTGACGCTATTGGATATAAGCTGGATGGCATTGCAAACATAATGATGCAGATGTTTCCTGCATTGATTGATGCTATGAATATAAAAGTCGTGCTTGATGACGGAACACTTGTGGGACGGCTGACACCCGAAATAAACCGCAATCTCGCACTTTTTCATAAACGAAACTTGGGGGTAGTTTGATGAACGCATTTATTCTAAACAACACCATAAACTCACGTACCAATCTTGGTTTACGAATCACACGCCCACCAATCATTCCCCCGACACGGCGTGTAGTAAATTCGTTTAATGTGGACGGTCGTGAGGGTTCGCTTACCATTTTGCGCGGGTGGCAGGATATTTCATTCGACTTTCGAGTTGCTCTGTTTGGCAATGACCACGTTACCCGTTGGCGCGATATATTACCAATAATCATGAGTGCAGAAACTATACACTTTTCTAACGATAGCGGAGTTTTCTACCAAATCAAAACCATTCACACAGAGCCGGAGGTGCAACGACTTGTTGGTATGAGCGAGTACACTATGCACTTCACTTGTGCGCCGTTTCGGTATATGCGAAATGTGGCGATAATAACTCGCACCACTTCCGGCACTCTCGCAAACCCCGGCACGGTACATTCGCTGCCACATATTACTGTGTTCGGCACAGGCAATAGAACGCTGACCATCAATGGTCGTGCAATTGTGCTGAACCTTCTGCAAGGTAGGCTGACACTCGATAGTGCATTGAAAATCTGCCATTTCGGCAACGTGGCACAAAACAATCAGATGACAGGCGATTTTCCTGTTTTTAATATTGGTAACAACACCATCACACTGGGAACAGGAATTACACGGCTTGAAATCGAGCCACGATGGAGGTTCTTATGATTTGTTATTTCAATAGGAATGAAACGAACTTTACTCACAACGGACTGGGCGTTTTGGATGACAACATCATCAACACTGTTGTAACTGAGGAACTCAATGGCATATTCAAGTTGGAGTTTGACTACCCATTACAAGCTCCTCACGCAGATGGACTTGTGCATGAACGCATTATTCGCTGTCCTGTACCGAATATGACACCGCAACTTTTCAGAATATCAGAGCGAGAATCGACCATCGGCGGGCTGTTCCATGTGGTGGCATACCATGTTTTCTACGACCTTGTGCAAAACCTCATCGAGGATACTTTTATAGTCAATCGAAATGGACAGCAAGCCATACAGCAGATTCTGAATGCAGGACAATTCTCACATCCATTCACAGGAAACTCGAATATAACGGCATTCAATACCGCTCGTATTGTTCGTATGAACATCGCCGAGACTTTACTTGATGGCAGTATCGATAACGGATTTATGAGTCGTTGGGGCGGTGAAATTGTGCGAGATAATTTCCATGTTGCAATACAACGAGTGCGTGGTTCGGATAACGGTGTGGCGATTCGTGATAAGAAAAACCTCACCGGTTATCGTGCCAACGTCGACTTCGGAACGGTTGTCACACGAATCATGCCACAAGGCTTTGATGGCTTATTTCTACCCGAACGATTTGTGGACAGCCCCCGAATTGGGCAATATCTCACCCCACGCATTCGTGTTATTGAATACAGCCAAGTTCGTGCTCGTGTCGGGCGGCTTGAAGATGATGAAGATGCTCTGCCACTTCCACAGGCTCACGCATTACTGCGAACTTTGGCGGCGCAGGAATATAGCGAACATCGCATTGACCTTCCGACAGCTACTTACGAAATCGAATTTGCACCGCTTGAGCGTACCGAGGAATATAAAGACTTTGCAGTGCTTGAAACAGTAAACATCGGCGATACCGTTCGTGTTATCCATGAAGAAGATGGACTGGACATTTCCTCACGAGTTGTAAGTTATCAGTACAATCCGCTGACACAATCCTACATCGCCGTAACTCTCGGTAGCGATACGCCGAAGTTTACCAATGTGGCACGAGATATACAACGTATTGAAATTGGTGTGAACATTGCACGAGATGAGGCAAATTTCGCTTTACAGTCTGCCAGTGGCAGGAGGACTAACTTCTACGGCTCGGTAGAACCAAGAAATGCTCGTTCCGGCGATATATGGTTTCGTGAAAACGGTGACCGCTTGGAGTTGTGGATATTTGAAACCCGTGATGGTATTGCCCAGTGGTGGCCACTAATATCTGACCTCACTCAAGAGGAACTACGCCAAGCGACTGAGGCAGCCAGACTTGCAGCGGAAAAAGCAGAAATCGCAGGACAACAAGCATATGAAGCCGGGCAAGAAGCTCGTGAACTATCTGTACAGGCAAAAGCAGAATCACTGGAAGCAATCGGACGTGCAAATACAGCATTTGATAATGCGAATAATGCAATTGCA